GCTAGATAAAGCGTACCTGTTGGACTTAAGAAATCAGGCGCTTGAGCAACGGCAAAAGTACTCAGATCTTATCCAACAGGCTAACGGAGCAATTGCAATGGTGGACGTGTTGTTAACCGAATTAGACTGCCCACCAGCAGAACATAAAGAGGATTAATTATGGCAATGCAATATGATGTAAAACAAGGGCACTTAAATCAAAGCGGTTTCTTTGTCCTTGGACGCAATCGTGTTAAAGGTGTTTCTTGGTGCGGCACTGGTTCAGATGGTACTTTAGTGTTATTTGATACCACTAGCGCTCCAGTAACGTCTAGCGTTACATATGGGCGTTCAGGAACTACCATTACGGTTACTAAAACATCTCACGGTCTTTCTACGGGTAATGTAATAGGTATTCATTTTGCTGAGGCTTCTAATGTATCGGCAACAGATGGTAATTACGCCATTATTGTTACAAACGCAAATACTTTTACTATTACTGATATTAATACGGGAACTGTAGCAACTAGTACAGCAGCGATTTATGTTTCTGGCGGCGGTCGATGGTTAATGACTTACGAAAATGACTCTACTGATACCTTTAGTAACGCACCTGTTATTCCAGATGAAGGCGTTTTAGCAGTTAATGGAATCTATGCGTATATGAACAACATAGGCGCAGCGCAGATTTATTATGGCTAAGAAAAAGGGAGTCTCTCTTGCGGTTGGTCGTGGTGAAAAGCTGCCTGTATCTAAGGGTGCTGGGCTTACCGCCAAAGGTCGTGCTAAATATAATGCAGCGACTGGCTCGAATCTAAAGGCTCCACAGCCTGAAGGTGGTGCTCGCAAGAAGTCGTTCTGTGCTCGTATGAGTGGTATGCCTGGACCTATGAAAGATGAAAATGGTAAGCCTACAAGAAAGGCTGCCTCCTTAAAGAGGTGGAAATGCTAAATATGATGGAACTCTGGACTGGCGGGTTAACCATATTTATGGCACTAATTGGCTATATCATGCACGAAAAGTTCAATGACTTAAAACGTATTGATATTTTATTAAACAAAACAAGAGAAGAGGTGGCTCGTGATAACGTTACTAAAGCAGAAGTTGACCGCATTGTTGAACACATGGACGCAAGGTTTAACAAACTTGAAAACAAAATTGACCAACTTATACAAAGGTAAATAACATGAAAAAGATGAATCTAGGAATGATGGCTATGATGGCTAAAAAGAAGCCAATGGCTAAAAAAGAAATGAGTGCTGAAATGCCTATGAAAAAAGGCGGAATGGCTAAAAAACCTGCCAAAAAAATGATGGCTGGCGGTATGTATGCTAAAGGTGGTGGTATTGAGTCTAAGGGTAAAACCAAAGGCACAATGGTTAAAATGAAATCAGGCGGAAAGGCTTGCTAACATGGCTAACTTCCCAGATCTTAACGATGATGGTAAGGTAACTCGTGCTGACGTTCTTAAAGGGCGTGGCGTTTTTAAAAAGGGTGGCAAAGTGAAAAAGATGCGTAAATTTGAAGAGGGTGGTGATATTCAATTTGAAACAATGCGGGGTCAAAATCCAAACATTGATGAAAACACCCGTACTAAGGCAATGGACTATGCACAATTTATGCAAGAGCCTGTTCCTGAAATTGAAACCAAGGAAGCTCCAAAAGCTAAACCAAAAGCTAGACCTAAGAAAGAAGCTGTTTATAGCCCTAAATCACTTCCAGAGTCTGACCGTGAAGAAAACTCTGCTTTTATGAGACAGTTTAGAAAAGATGAAGCTGCTGCTAAAAAGTCTCCGTTTGCTGGTAAAACTTCTACATTTGCAGGTAAAACCTCTCCGTTTAAGAAAATGGCTGCTGGTGGCAAAGTATCTTCTGCCTCCAAGCGGGCTGATGGTTGTGCGATCCGAGGAAAGACAAGAGCGTGAGACCTTCTCGTGGCATGGGTGCCATATCTCCTTCTAAAATGCCAGGTGCCAAGCGTAAAGCCCGTAAGGACGATACCGACTTTACTGAATTTAAAGAAGGCGGTACGGTTAATAAAGCTGGTAACTATACGAAACCTAGTATGCGGAAAGCTTTATTTAATAGGATTAAAGCGTCTGCCACGCATGGTACGGCAGCGGGTCAATGGTCTGCTAGAAAAGCGCAACTCTTAGCTAAGAAGTACAAAGAAAAAGGCGGAGGCTATAAGTGAAATGGTCAGACAAACGCAAAAAATCAATCAACTGCGACAGTCCGAAGGGTTTCTCGGAGAAAGCCCATTGCGCCAGCAAAAAGAAAATGGCTGGGGGTGGTTTAGCAAAATCACAGCAATCTTTAAAGGCTTGGGGCGACCAAGAGTGGACGACCAAGTCAGGGAAGAAGTCGTCCGAGACGGGGGAACGGTACCTGCCAAAAAAAGCAATCCAGTCGTTAAGTCCCCAAGAGTACGCAGCAACAACACGAGCAAAGCGAGCGGGAAAAGCACAGGGAAAGCAGTTCGTACCCCAGCCAGCAAAAGTAAAAGCAAAAGTAAAGCCGTATAGGAAGATATGAGTACTTCTGGAACAACAACGTTTAATTTAGATTTAAATAACCTCATTGAAGAGGCTTTTGAGCGTTGTGGTACAGAATTGCGTACGGGATACGATATGCGTACCGCACGTAGGTCTTTGAATCTTTTGACGATTGAATGGGCTAACCGTGGTATTAACCTGTGGACAATCGAGCAAGGTCAGATCCTTTTAACTACAGGACAAGGTCTATACCCAATGCCTGTGGACACCATTGACATCTTAGATGCGGTGATCCGTCAGAATAACGGTAGTCAGTCTAATCAGGTTGACATCAATATCAGTCGGATTTCAGAGTCTACTTGGGCAACAATCCCTAATAAATTAACTACTGGACGCCCTATTCAGATGTGGTTTAACCGCCAGTCTGGGCAGTCTAATACGTCTTTAGCAACTCTAGCTAGTACGATTACATCTACAGCTACGACAATCCCAGTCTCTAACGCTAGTTACCTAACCACTACAGGCTTTATTAAGATTGACTCTGAGGTGATGAGTTACTCAAACGTAACGGGTAATGACTTAATTAATGTAAATCGGGGACAAAACGGTACTACCGCTGCGGCTCATACTGCGGCGGCACCTATTACAGTTCAGAATCTTCCAGCTGTGAATCTCTGGCCCACACCTGACGCAGGAGGTGGTCCGTATAGCTTTGTCTATTGGAGACTACGCAGAGTCCAAGACGCTGGTACAAACGGTACGGTAGAGCCTGATATCCCATTTAGACTGTTGCCTTGTATGGTGGCAGGACTTGCCTTTTATATGGCTCAGAAACTACCTGATGGACAGGCACGAGTTGCCTTTTTGAAACAAGAATACGAGGAGCAGTGGCTCATGGCTTCTACGGAGGACAGAGAGAAGGCTTCTTCTAGGTTCGTTCCTAGGAATACCTTCTATGCCTAATAAATTTAGTAGTGGCAAATTTGCGATTGCCGAATGTGACCGATGCGGTCAGCGATATAAGCTAAAGGAGCTTAAGAAGTTAGTCGTTAAGCAGCAAATAAAGAATATTTTGGTATGCCCTAGCTGTTGGGATCCTGATCAGCCACAGTTGTCGTTGGGTATGTACCCAGTGGATGACCCACAGGCTGTTCGGAATCCAAGACCCGATACGAGCTTTTTAGTGTCTGGTAATAGTGGTTTGCAGATTAATGGAACAAACGATACCAGCATAAATGGTGTTGGTTTTCCAGAAGGTGGTAGTAGAATATTTCAGTGGGGTTGGAACCCTGTTGGTGGTTCTACAAATGATGGTTTAACCCCGAACAATTTAGCACCAGAAGGTCAGGTAGGCAGCGTAACAGTAACAATAACTTAGGAGTAATTATGAAACACGAAGACATTAAGAAGGACAAACCAATGATGGAAAAGGTTGCTAAGAAAGCCGTCAAAGGTCACGAGAAGCGGATGCACGGCATGAAAAAAGGCGGTGTAACGACTATGGACATGAAAAAGATGGGTCGTAACCTAGCCCGTGTTGCTAATCAAGGAATGCGGAAAACCGCAGGAAGAGGTCGATAATGGCTAAGTTCTCTAAAAAAGTGATGGGTAAAGAGGTAGGAGACGCTAAAGTCTATGCTCAACCCCATACGATGGATGGCAAACCGTTAAAGATTAAAGACACCACGGGCGCACAAGAAATGGCAAAAATGAACATTTCAGTCGATGGAATCAGCAAAGGCGTGGGTCAAGGTGTTGACCAGTACGGCAAGATTGAGATGCGTGGTGCTGGC